ATAATAAACCTGTTTTATTAGCACCTTTACTTCTCGCTTTGCTTGTTGTCTCTGCATACACTTCAATTGTACTACCTTGAGTATCGGCAATTAATTCTCCATCAAATACGATATTATCTAATGGTAAATTAGCAATATCAGATTCGATTTCTTCTAAACCTTCATATTGATTGCCTTGTCTAGTGAATGATTTTACCATACCATTGTCTTTAATTACTATAATTCTATTGCCATCCAATTTTTCAGTAACTATAAATTTTCCTTTAATTTTATGACTATGTTCTTCAAATTTCTTAGCTAATAATACAGCAAATTCAGGAATAAAATCCTTACCATAAATTTTATTTAATGTTCCAGAAGTGATTCCTATTTTTAAATCCTTAGTAAATACTTTTTTGTAGAAATCCTGCAATTCAATAGGTTGATTTTTAATAAAGTTTTGTACTGTTGCAATATCATGATCTGTACCAGTATTATGCTTTAGAATATAATTTTTAATATCCTCAAAATTATCAAATGTTTTACCTTTTTCTTTTGTTTTTTTGTTTATTTTCTTCGTAGATAAGCCTGTAAGGATATATGTATTGTAGATAAAATAAAATACATCCTTTAGTTTCTCATTAGATTGATTCTTTTTTAGTATTGTTTCTTTATCATTCCTCCCAGATGTACTTGCAATTTGATTTATGATATTTAATACTTCTTGCATAACTAAACCTCCTTCAATTTTTAACTATTCATATTATAACATTTATTTTATCATTCTGTCAAGCACTTTTTAAATTCTTTTTCTCTTTCGTCATTCCATATGTATAATACCATTATATTTACATTCTGTCAACTATTATTTTTCATTCTTTCCATCTAGATTTCTATCTTCATCATCTTCCCCATCCTCACTAACACTAAAACTTATATGTTCACCATAGCAAAAATCATAACCACTATCCCATAATTCTTTACAAATTTCAATTGTTCTCTTTATATCAAAATTTGCTGTTCCTTGAGTATCATCAGGAAATAAAACTACTGAAAATACATTCCCATCTTTAAATTGAAAGAAAACTATTTCTGATTCTTCGATTTCTGGATTATCAGTTATAATTGCTTTTCCTGCTAGTAATTTTTCTTTAACTTTGATAAATTTCTTAATTGGGACGGTTGAGCACCCACATGGTAATTTTTCGATCATATGTATTCTCCTTTAAATTAATTTATTTATTTAAATCGCCAACAATTTATATTCTTCATACTCCATACCTCTATCCTTACAAAATTCTCTCCAATCTTCAGGTGAAGTTTTCGCAACCCATGCCATTTTCTTTTCTGTTTTAATTACACCATTATCATTTACAATTACATCTGTTAATTCTTGCTTAAATCTACCGGTATCTTTTTGCCATTGCAAATATTCTTCCATAAGTTTATTGTTCATATTAATTCTCCTTATTCAATTTATCAATTAAATTCCTTAAATAATTCTCATCTCTTAAACTTGCTATACTTATACAAATCCATTTATTAATAAATTTATTTTCTTCTGTAGATAATTCATTCCATTTCATAGATATTTCTTTAAGTATTTCTGATAATGATTTCAATTCATATTTATCTTTTCTTATATTAATTCCAACATTTAATAATATTTTTTCAATATACTCTAAATTATTTTTATATGTATTATCTATTCTTTCTAATATCTTATCATTTTCCATAATAATTCCTCCATTTCATTACCAAATCTTTCTTTTGTATTGATATTTATATTATACTTTTATTTTATGTATATAACTATTCTCTAATCCTTATATATCAAGGGTTTGTTGACATTATTATAGGTAAAATTAAATTTATTACGATATTGCGTAATTTTACCTATATCATGATAAAACCGATTTTTTATATTATTACAATTCATGCAATGTATTTCTAATTCTTCTTACTAACCAAAACCATTTTTCTGTTTCATATTTTTGTCTAAGCAAATCATCAATATCAAACCAATAACTTTTAAAATTGCCACTATTCATAAATTTAACCATTGCCAAATATGCTTCATCACTTGTTAATTTATTGTTTTCATATTCTTCATTAAGTATTTTAGCGCTATTCATTACTATTGGTGCTTTTCTAGCAACAGTTTTTACACGGTCTACTCTTGGCATAATAATCACCTCTAAGATATTATACCACTTATTATTATATTTATCAATATATATTTTCTTATATGTATAGTATTTATATTACTATTTTATAATTCATTTTTAAATACATTTCATCTAATTCTTTTTTAAATCTATTTTCTAGATCCTGAACACTTTCTTTTGCTCTAAACTGATTCCAAGACCTATTATCCATATCTTTAAGTTGACTCCATAAGTCAGGATAATATATGTATAGATTTCTTAATTCTTTCAAACTAGAGAAAGGACAACACCAACAACTTACTCTATTAAATTTAGTGTACAATCCACCCCAATCAAAACCTTTATCATAACAATATTTTAATGCTTCCCCCTCTGTCATTTTCCAATCAATTAATGGATATCTTTTAAATTGATTATCATCTACTCTATTTAATTCGTCCATACCAATTCCTATGTATTGAATATAATTACCATTTCCATATTTTTTATTTAAATATGATTTTATTAAATCTCTTTTTAACACTGAAGTACACCATCTATTTTGACCTTGAGATGCCCATGCATATCCTTTTTGTCCTTTATTTTTACCTCTCGTTTTTTCATGATCAAACATCCAATAATCAAATGTCTTATTCTGTAGAATTGTAATTGGCATACATGTATATTGTTTTATTTTTTCAATGTGTTCATAAAGTTGAGGAAACTCTTTTGTTGTATCTGCACAAACAATTTCGTCTATTTGCATATCTTTTTCCTTCATTAATAGGAAAAGTGCTGTTGAATCTTTCCCGCCAGAAAAACTAACTATGTGTTTCAAATAATTTATTCCTCCTATTTATTATATTTTTATTTTTATTCATATATATTTATTTTATTAATATATTATAACACTTTACAACAATATCAATTTGTCCTTTAACATCATCAAATGCATCATGTGCAATTAAATCTTGATTTTTATATTTATCTCTAAATTCCTTCTCCGTTGCGATCCCTACTTTATGGCTTGCTAGTTCTACTAAAGTCCTCATATCTCTATCATTTCTATAAAATATAGGATAATCTAAATTAATATTTTTCATTTGACATTGTAACATCTTATTATCGAAAAGAATCCCATTTCCCCACAAATAAACATTTTTCATATCTTCACTTAATAAAATTAACCATGTATAAAATTGTTTAAGGATTTCTTCACTTGAATACTCTCCTTCATTAAGTAATTTTGTTAGTAATTCTTTATCAGTATTTAACCACCATTTTATTGTGCTACCTGAAACATTTAATATTTTATTTTTCTCAATATCAGCAATCATATTAAATTTATTTATGTATTCTCCATTTTCAATATTAAATGCTATTGCAGATATTTGAAATATTGTAGAATCAGAATCTTTGCCTAATGTTTCTATGTCTCTCATTACATCAATTCTTTTCATATTTTACTCCTTTAATTTATTATTTTTACTTTTAATTATTATAAATTACATGCTGATAATCTCTTACATCCTTCTAATAATTCTTTATATTCATTTATTAATTCTCCGAAAGTATTAAATAAATTTTTAACATCTTCCCTAGATAATTCATTGCCATTTAAAAACGATAGATACAAATTATCAAATTCTTCTGGTTTCATAACCATATAATTATTCCTCCTTTTAATTTGCTTTGAAATGCGTCATTGGTAACTATATTTATATTACTTTTTCAATTCTACTTTTAGCAATATCACAATACGGTTCTTTCTCTGTATTCAATAATTCAATATTAATCCATTTAAGATTATATCCTTCATCTTTATTAAGTTCCTCACAGCTTAATCCGTGCGTCCCACTTCCTGCTGTAATATCAATTGTTTTACCATCTTTAGGAGTAACTAATTTTATTAACCATTTAATTAATTGTTTAGGTTTGACTGTAACATGAGTATTACCTTCACCTTTTTCTTTCTTTGTTGCTTTAGGACAATATAAAAATGGTACAAAATCTTCATCATTAATTTTTAAGAAATATCTACTTGCTCCACCAGTATCACCTAAGCCTCCTGCATTAGCAGATAATTCGTCATTTTTATATTTACCATAGATACTATCACCTAAAGCACCTTTACTTTTATCTCCTTTGCCACCTGTTGATTTACTAATTCCACTTTGATTATCTAATATTTCTCCCATAAAGGAATCAAGAATTATATTAGCAGGGAATCTACCTATCTCATTTGCTGGCATTGATTTATCTTCTGCATAAGCACCATATATTTTATCTTCGCTATCAGAATAATTTGTTGTTGGATTTTTAGATGCTTTTGCATTGATAATGTTTTTATCTTCTTGTGAAGTAGATATTCTACAAGCATCAATATTCATAGCACCACAATCATATGTATTAATATTTTGTATGTATGTACCTTCTAATGGTTTTTGAAATATAGTAATTGGTTCATGTGCTGGCTTTAAACCACTTGTTTTATAACCGTTCCATCTCTTTGCTTGCTCTGTTGCTGGTTCAGTAATATTATAACCAACTTGTTTATAATCATCTCCAACAAAATTATCGCTACCTGTTCTAATACCCTTACTATCACTTTTACCGATTATTTTTCTATCTTTATCTTTGCCCTCTTTTTTATCAAATAACTTTCCTATATCTTGGTTTTTAGGAAATCCAGTTCCATAGATCCAGTCAATTTCCTCTACAATTTGAAAACCTACATCCTCAAAAGCACACTTCATTCTATGATTTGTCTTAGCATGACCGAATATACAAACATAACCTCCTGGTTTAATTATTCTATGTAATTCTTCTGCTCTTTCAAAACACCAATTATAAAACAACATCTTATCTTCTTTTGTATTTTTATAAAAATCTGGCCTACGTTTTCCGTCAAAACCAGTACCTTTAAATTCACTATGACTACCTTCTCCTGTATGCCAATGTTTTGCAGAATCCCAATTCTTATTCATAAATTCTATTGCATAAGGAAAATCTGAAATACAACTATCTAATGTATTATCTTTTAATTTTTTCATTATTTCAATATTATCACCATGAATAAGTTTACCATTGTCTGTTTTATAAATTAATTCCAATAATTTATTCCTCCTTTTATTATATTCTTTAATCAACACCAAATTTAGATTCATTTTGAATTTATATTTTGAGACTTAAAACCATTGATTCTACTGTATTTATAATTTTAAAATGTTTTAATAAAATTTATGTTTGGTTATG